GGGCGGTGCCTCCTTGCAGGGGATGCGCTGGTCTATGGCTTCCTTGCTGGTGTAGATCACCTGGGTCTTGCTACCACTCGCTTGGCACGAAGGCGCTTGGGTCGTTGGTGTATCCTGCATTGTGCTCGCCTCCTCCCTTACGCGGCATGCGGTCGTTGTTATACTTGCCTTCCAGGACTTTGCACATGTTGGTCGGCTTAATCATCCAGTCAAAGTCCGCCGTCCAGTTGCGGTCGTTCTGTCCCTTGAGGAAATCGCTGCTTTCCGCCGCCTTGAACAGCTCTTGGAAGAACGCCAGGTCCGGATAGGTGCGCCATCGTGCGGTTACGGCTTTGCGCCGCTGTCCGTCTACGTTGCGGATTTTGGGATAGGATACGCAGATATGGTTATACAGCTCCATGATCTTTGCGACGGGCACCTCCGGCAACGACACGGGTTCCAGTTCTGCGTGTTGTTCCTCTGCGGGCTGCTCCTCTGCCGCTTCCCCCCGTGAGGGGGCAGGGGGAGTATTATCTACATCAACATCAACATCTACATTAACATCTACATCTACAGCTTCGTTTGCTTCAATTTCGCAAGCAAAACAAGCATTTGCTTCGTTTGCTTGGGTTTGCTTCGGTTTGCTTGGCTTTGCTTCAGTTTGCTTGGGTTTGCTTGGGTTTGCTTCATCAATTTTGGCTGACCTTCTTTTTGCGCTTGCTTTACCGCCTTCTTTGCCTGCTTCCGACCGTGCTTTTAATGTGTTTTTCCAGCTTTCGTTGTCACGCTCCATTTGGTCTTGTATGAAGGCAAAAGCTAAATCGACTTTTCCATCGAGGTCTGGCTGCTCGTGCGTATCCGCATACGCAAACAGGGCGTCAAGCAGCTTGCCCTTTTCTTCATACGATAGTTTGGATAATGGTTTGCGGTAGCTCAAATATAGGATGAACGACTTTTTTTCCTGCGCCATGCTCTGCACCTCGTTTAAAATGGCAATTCATCATCGTTTGCGAGTTCTTCGAACCCGCTGCTGTCGCCCTCGTATACAGGCGGTGTTGTTTGCTGTGCAGGTCCTTCCTGCTTTCCGTCGATCTTTCCATCTGCAAAATCTACATGCTCGACTTGGATTTCGGCAATCTCTCTTTTGTTTCCGTCCCGGTCTTCATAACGCCGCATCTGGAGCCGTCCCTGCACGGCGATCCGCACGCCCTTACGGCAGTTCCGGGCGATAAATTCCGCCGTTGCCCGCCACGCCACGCAATGCAGAAAGTCCGTCTCCTGCACGCCGTCCTGCTTGTATGGGCGCTGGTCTGCCAAGTCGAACGAAATGACCGTCGTTCCGTTCTTGGTTGTTTTGAGCTCCAGGTCTTTTGTGATCCTTCCGATTGCGACGATGCTGTTCATGTGCGCCTTCTTCCTTTCGTGTTTAAACGCAAACGCTTGCATAAATACTCGTCAAGCCGTATTCCGAATATGTGCTTTTCTGCGAAGAACTCTTTTTCGTTGCAGTGGGCAGTTTCGTGGTGTCCCCTGCATAGCGCTACGGCAAGCAGGCCCACATGCACGACCTTTTCCCTGTCAAAGCCCATGCCTATGCGGTCTACGTGATGCACGTCTGCGTGTCCGTTGCACACCGCACATTTCCGATGTTCCAAACATAGGTACAGGTACCGTTCGAGGTCGTCTGTCTGATTGAGCAGTGTGTCTTTGGTCGGTATATCCCAAGTGAAACAAAAGTCAATCAGATAGGAAATGAAGTCGCGCGCCGTAGAACGGTCGACGTTTGATAAGCTGAAATAATTGCCCTCGATACGTTTCACGAACTCCCAAGTAAGCAGTTCCCGCAGATATTCCGGGTCATGGCCGCTCCAGAGAGCAATGTCCCGTATGAGTGCAAATATCTTTCTGCGCTGCAACGCTGTGATTTCTCTTCCGTCTATCAAGCGGATTTCTATACGCTCCGCCTGCTTTTGCATTATATCCCGATCTAGTTTTTCATCGGGGGATATAACCAAGAGAGATCCGTCATAGTTGATGATCTTCGCAGTTGTCGTCATGGCGTTCCTCCCTGTCGCGATGGCAGTGCATGTATACATACACGCTGTCGGGCGCTGCGTTCCGATAGATAAAATCGTCGCACTTCTCTTTCGATAGATGATTCTTTACGACCTGTCGTTCGTATGCATAGACGCCGAGCGCTTTCTTTTGCTGGATTTTATCCTGTATTTCCGCTTCTGTATAATTTGCTTCCACGAAATACAAATCGTAGCGCCGGGCCGTGATCCCGTTGAGGTTATTGGTATCGGTCGCGTAGAATACCTTTCCCTGCCGGAAATGCAGCTTGTAGCCGCAATTCGGGACGTTGTGCACAAGCTCAATCGGGATCACGTTGCATATACCGTAGCCGTACATAACGCCGTCGCGCAGGACGTCGACATTGGCTTTGTTCACACCGCAGGACACGAGCGCGTCCACAAGCCACGGCCCGCACCCGAACCGCAGGGACGGGCGTTCGCGCGCCAGCCTGCGTATTGTCGCTTTACAGAAGTGATCGGCGTGTATATGGGTAAGCAGCACTAGCTTTAAAGCTTTGTAATACGGCTTCAGACATTTAAACGGTACGCCGCAATCGATCATGACAGCGTCGTTGAGGATCAGGGCGTTTCCCTGTGATCCGGTTGCTATGATGTTATATCGGAGATCAGAGCGCATTCAGATCGACCTTCGTTTCAACATCTGTTGATTCCAGTGTAAAGTCGTTGGATTCTGGGGACGCTCCCGTGATAATATCGTCCCCTGAAACAGCGGGCAGCGTGTCGTCCTGCTCCAATGCGCGCTGCATCTCGATTGACATGATGCCCCATCTGCTTATTAATTGACGCAGCATCGTTTTCTTGGCCATGTCGTCAAAATTTATATACCAAAAAGAACTGTACTCCTTCAGGTCTCCATCCGGGATTTTTCCTTCTTGAATCTTCCGATAGGTAGCATAGTTAAACGCGGGACTGTATTTATCCGCGTGAGCCTCCATCTGTTTTTTACTCCAATAGATCGCCTTTCTGAATCCGTTGATGTACTCGAACATGGCGTAATATCCGACGGTAGGGGCCGCTTCGCGTGTATCCCAATCTTCTATTACGCTGCATTTGATTTCCTCATTCAAAGGATCAAACCGTTCAAACTCTCCTTCCTTAATCTCCATCACGTTCAGCTTTTTATATTGCCCGGAACGGATCGCAAGCTGGATATATCCTTTGTACCCAAGCACAAACTGCGCCTTTTTTCCAAAGGGAACCAGGTAATACTGCCCAAGCTGCGGGGACGGGGAAAGATTGAGGCTTTCGCCGAGCAGACCGCCTGCTAGAATCGAACCGGCATCGCATTCCTGCAATTTAGGATTCGTAGCGACGGCGGAGGTGATCGATGCGACAAAGCGTTTCGCACGGTCTGGATCGGAAAGCGTGTTGCGGATCAGGTTTTGGTATCCTGCGGTGGTGATCGCTACCGAAAACTTCTGTTTCTGCGGCCGCTGTGTCATTTCATTGCTCATAGTTATATCCTCCCTGTATCAAAAACTGCTTTAAAGCTTTTAGCTGCTCAAGCGTTCCATGTATGGTAAAGGTTGCGGAGTATTGCTGTTCGAGCGGCGTTTCCGTAGGCTTCCCTATAGATGCACACACCTCGTTGACCGTTTGGATGCTTTTCTCTTGCTCCTGCATACGGGTGTCGCGCTGATTTAACAGTATCTTTTCATCTTCCGTTGCTTTGCGACGCTCGGCAACTGAGGTGATTGCCTGCGCTGCATTCAGCGTCCGCTTGTACTCAACAAGAATCTCGGCCTGTTGCTCCTGCGGTTGCGTCTGGATCAGCAGAAGTTCGGTCTGTACCTTGTCGATAAACGTTTTAGACTGTTCTTTCAGCTTTTTGATGCTGTCGGATAAATTGACCTTGATTTCGGATTGTTCAAAACGCAGCCAGGGGAGTTCTTTGCTTGCTGCATATTCATCGAAAAATGCCTGTACCGCTTGACGTTTTTGTGACTTCAATTCCGCCTCTACCGCATCGATTTTTTCTTTTAGCAGCGTATCCGCCGATAAAAACGGTTCCGTTATGCAGCTTTTATATACCGCTTCGAACTGATGGTATGGCGCAAGGATTTCCTTTTTCACGCGTTTGCGCTGCTCTTCCAGGTCGACAAACTCTTTTGCGAGCCCGGCGCGCATGGTCTTAACCTGTTTGACTGTATCCTCCGTACATACAAGGGATTGCGCGAAAGCGGTTCGTTCTTCGATCTGCTGCCGGGCCTGTTTGAGGCGTTCTTCAATAACGGGTAATTGCTTTACTGCAATGAGGTCTTTCATAATTCAATCTCGCTGTCCTTTCTTCCGATCCCGATCCTCGGCTCTCCGTATTTCCTTCCGCGCGTACTCTGTCAGCAGCGATATGGCGTCAACATATCGTTTGGCTAGCTTGAGCTCTGCGAAGCCGCCTGCACAGTAATTGGACATTTCACGCGATTCGTTGTCTATTTCCCTGCCCAGCAGGGATAATTTTTCAAATGTGGTCATGTGGCCTCCTTTTTTGCTTTACAAGACGGACAGCGGAATACATACTCCCCGTTCTTCCGGCTCACCGTCCAGTTGTTCTTCCTAGCCCAAGAAATTAAGGCTGTGACGCCTGCGTGATCGTTGTAATTACTTCGCGCCCGCATGTATCACATGCATATCCGCTCAGCATTGGCATGTTTATGTGTCTCCTTTCCCTTCGTTTTTTTCGTTGGCCAAAACTTCGGCCGCTGCAGCTATGTATTCTGCGAGCATAGCAATCCGCCTAAACTTGTTTGAAATGACGGGAGGAATCATGTTGTATGGTAGCTCTGTCGTCGCCTCTGACTCGATCATCTGAGCCAGAACGAATATTTTCCTTTCCTTGTAATCGTATCCACTAAGCCCTGGCATTTTGATTTACTCCCTTCTGCCCTCTGTCTAAGAGTTCAATTTTTTCAAATCCATACCGTTTGTTTGGTTTCATCCGTCAATTCATAGTGCATTTTTTGCCGCTCCTATTATATATTGGACGCCACACCCTGCGGCGATCATCACGAGGCCCGTCACAGCCGTGCGCAGGACGTCGATCGTCGGTTCCGCGCCGGTCGCTGCGGCGTAGTCGTCGCACCCGGTCGCAGCGAGCAAACACGCAAAGCCCGCCGCGATCAGTGCGGCCCCGATCATGCGCAGTAATTTGCTCTTGCATTTTCTGCGCGGATGTGATACCATAATTAGGCAGGGTTGGGCCTTGGTTTGGTTGCTGGGGATCAATCTGCTCGGGGCCGTCCGGTTGCCGCCGGCGGCTCCACTTTTTTGATTATTCGTGCTCACGGTCTTGCCTGCCTTTCGCTGTATGGCCGGCGGGCTTGGGAGCGGAACAGCTTGTTGTTGAAGTCGAGGATTTTTTCCACCCGTCGCATCTCCTCCTGCGTTTTTGGGAAGCCACACGCCAGCTTCTGCAGCGGGCAGCCCACGCATGCGCCGCGCTTTGCATGCTTGTAATAATCGCAGGTCTCGGCGCGCACTGCGTCAAATTGTAACGGATTCATTGCTTTTGCCTTTCTGTTATGTAGATTGATAGATATTGTGTAGCCGCTGCTCGTCGGCTTCCGACAGCTCTTTTGCGATCGTGTGTGCGTCGTCAAACAGCGAACCTCCGCGCGGCACCTTGATCCCGGTAGCGTGCTCGAACATCGGCACGGGTATGATGTACATTGCGTGTTTTCCGCCTTGAACGCTGTATCCGATCGGCAGAGAGCCTTGCCGTATTCCTACCCGAATCGTCTCTTGATTGACCCCTAGCAGGCGGCTCGCCTCCTTGAGCGACAGACGGTTCGCGCTCTGGACGCGCTGCCGCCTCTCTCTGCGCGTGTGCTCCTGCGCCTCCGCGCTTGTAAGTTCCCATGCGGTGCAGCCCAGCGCCTCCGCGATCCTTCCGAGCGCTTCGGGCCTCGGCTTGGTCTTGCCCGATAGGTACTGGCTCACCGTCGGCGCGCTGAGTTTCGCGCGTTCGGCCAGCGTCTTTTGGTTGATCCCTTGCTCTGCCATTTTTGCTTTCAGCATTGCTGCAAAAGACATGTTTTTCATCCTTTCCTGTGTTGTTTATTCTCTACGCGGCGCCGCCGCGAAAAGTGGCTGTTGACATTTCCCTTTTTTTGGTGGTATACTTATACGAGTAAATCGAAGTGAACAGGTGAGAGGATATACGATGGATTTTGACCGAAAAAATCTTTCTATTCTTCGCTTTATTAAAAGAAAAGGCAAGCGTGGCGCAACATGGGGTGAACTTATACATAGATTCGGAGATGCTACAGGCCCTTTCTCGCTCGAACAAATGTCAAGAGAATTATATACTGTCACAAAAAATCAAAATGGTGAATGGGTTGTTTTCGATGATAAATGGGACGGGCGTTCAGACTATTTGTTTTGTTCATATATTACCCCAAAGGGCAACAAATTGATTGAAAAACGCAGTTTCGATTTTTGGAAATGGGTAATCCCTACTCTCATTTCTGTTGCAGCCTTGATTGTCAGCATAATAGCTGTATTAAATTAAGGATCAATGAAATGCAGGAGACAGCGAGTGCGAGCTTTGCGATCCATTGCGCTCGGTCGATGCGGCTCTCTTGCGCCTGCATCTGCTTAAACACAAAGTCGGCTGTAAACACCATCTCTTTGCCCACCAATACATATACTGGATGATTCTCTTTGTTCTCGTATTTCATGTGGTCCTCCTTGTTTGTTTTTGTGATTTTATTATATCGCCATATTTGGCGATTGTCAACTCTAAATTCGCCAAATGTGGAGATTTGTATAGATGCCTAAAAATGAGCAGTTAGATTTATATAATTCGCCAGATGTGGCGATTAAAATCAAAATCACATGCAAAGAACGAAATGTTGTTGTTAAAGACATGTTAGTGGCGCTTAATATGGGTAGCAACACTTTGTCTCATATGAGGCACGGAAAAGCGGTCTCATTTGATAAGCTTGCCCGGATCGCGGACTACCTGGACTGTTCTGTAGATTACTTGCTCGGCCGGACGGACAGGCCGGAGGTGAATAGAGGTGACGCCTCCAGTTGAAAGTCGTAGGATCGGTTTCAGACGAGGTTAAAAAATTACTACAATTATCCCTTAACAATGATAGGAATATCTATCTTGGTGATTCCAATGTTGCACATATGGCATCAGCGCACCCATATGATTATGAAAGATATAAGGATGAAATTTGCAATATTCTAGCTGCGCCTGATTATGTTGGGTTGAATAAAAAAGATGCCTCGATCGAATACGTCAAAGAGTTTAAACAAAATAATGAGTTTGTAAAAGTAGCTGTTCGGGTGTCGAAAGGCAATCGGCTATATGCTCGTTCGTTGTATGTTTTAAACAATAATAGAGTAATAAATTATATTAATAAAGGGACACTTTTACATATTGACAACGGCAGCAATTAATAGTATAATGGAGTCAACAATAACATAGAATATCAATGTAGAATCAGAGGACGGAACGGGCAGCCGTCGCCTTTAGTTGGAGATGTGGGAGTGTCGCCCCACCTGGTTCTATGTGGTATGGGCAGGCAGTTGTTGCTTGCCCTCTTTTTTACGGGAATTGCTTAAAACGCAATTCCTTTTTTGTATTGACATATTTTGTCGGGTGTGGTATTGTATATTTAACAAATATTTAAAAGAGAGGGATATAAATGGGCTTTATTTGTTTTCTATGCGGGAAAAAGAAAAGCAGTTTTGGAACCGAGTATACACTTGCAGACAACCGTATTTGCCAAGAATGCGCCGACGGAATGGACGAGATGCGCATCGTCTCCCAAACCAACATAGCGAAATACCCGGAAGCAAAGAGCGCTTTTTTAGAATCTATAGGATCGCCTGCTACAAATGAAGCGAATGAAGCTTTGGAGAAGTTTATACGACAATGTGATGAAACGTATCAGGGCCTCAATCAGAAAGAACGAGAAGAACATGAAGCACAACAACGTACTGAAGAACGCATAAAGTCTTGTATAAAAACTACGGGGGATGCACTGATTGGATACGATATAGAGCAGTATATCGACGTACTATCTGGAGAGGCAACATTTGCGCCGGGCGCTACGAATAAACCAATGTATGAATATTTTGACAATGACGGCGGGATTTTTTCGAAGGATTTCCGAAAAGCGAAAGACACAGCTATGCGTAAACTGGTTCTTCGATCGGTAAAGGCTGGCGCAAACGCACTGATCGGCATACGGTTTGAGATTACAACCGTTCACGAAGGGGCGATTCCCGTCGCGACTCTCAGCACTGGCGCGGCAATAGCGGGCGGACTTGTCGGGGGAACTGGTTCTATACATACGGTTCGAGCCCGGACGGTCGCAGTGATTGCAACTGGCACCGCTGTAATAGCAAAGCCGAAGAAGGATTGTTGACGAAGAAGAGGAATAACGGATTTTGGAATTTCCCGTGCTTGTGGCGCGGGAATTTTCCTTAAAAATAGTTGTTGACAGGAATGCTCGATGCGTGGTATACTAAAACCAAATTTAGTGTTAGGTTTTCTGCTTTGCCCCCGCTCGTTGTTTCTGAGGTCATTATAACAAACAAAAGATAACATGTCAAGCGTTTTGTTATCAATTGTTTGGTTTTGTTTGTTTGCACAAACAGGAGGATATAAAATTGAGCACAATAGACAAAATAATAAACATGGCCAAAGAGAAAGGCATAACGCTAACGCATATATGTAAAGCTTTAAATGTTAGCAGGACGTATTTGTCTGAACAAAAAATCCGGCAAAAAGACATTTCGTGGGATAAACTCGTTATAATTGCCGATGTATTGGGTACCACTCCGGATTATCTTGCCGGTAAAACCAATGATAAAGGCCTCCCTTTGAAAAAGGAGGCCGATCCGAATGTTGAAGAGATGGCTCGTAGAATATCAAAAATGGATACAAAGACGTTCGATACACTGATTAAGTATGCGGATTTTCTAATTGCTCAACAAGAGCAGCAAGACGCCGAAGATCCTTCGAAGAAAGTTTAGATAAATAGTCTACGGCAATGCTATAGCGCTTGTCTTCTATTATAGCTAAGTCGCCGCCGGCAAGCTCCGGCGTTTTTTTATTTTCCTTCTCCGGCGCGCCAGTCCGGGGAGAGGGGGATGTCGTATGTATGCTCATGGGACGGTCGCGCTTCATGGTTTTACGTCCTTTCTTTTCCAATTCGGTATATATTGTGCAGTATATATATTTCTTGTTTTGGAATAATAATTCAACGGAATATTTTATAAAGCAAGTGATTACTTTTATTATAAAACCGAACGTGCGTTCTGTCAAGGCGAATGTTTCGACAGGCTTCGCGAATGTATTGCTGCCGGAAAAAGGCATAAAGAAAAAACCTCCAAAACCCCTGTGTTTCTGCGGTGTTTCGCTGTATTTATGATACCGCGTTCCGGGGCCATTGTCAACGCAAAATTTTTTTGTCCTCACCAAAAAAACCGTTTTTGCGGAATATACAACGATTTTTAAGGTTTTGAAAAAATGAAGAATTTGCGAAAAGCAAGGCGCGACAAGGGTTTAAGCTGCCGCGCATTGGCAGAAATTACCAACATCAATTTTCGTTCAATTTCACAGTACGAGCGCGGTGTACGGCGGCCATCTTTGGGCAAGATCAAGATTCTGGCCGACGCGCTCGGCGTAACGCCGGAATATCTCGACGGACTGTCGGACGATCCGATCAGCGTCAACCTGTTCGGGCGGCGGCTGCGCACTGCGCGGGATTGCAATTGTATCAGCCAGGCCACGCTTGCGGACATGGTGGGCCTTACAGCTCCGGCGATCTCGCAATATGAGCGCGGCGAACGATTGCCAGACCTTGATATGCAGGTCGTTCTCGCGGAAAAGCTGGGGGTAGACATACAATATTTGCGTGGAGACGATGAGTATTTCCTGCAAAAAACACTCGCCGCCGAGCAGGCGCGAGTGCTGAAGGATCTATTGGCGATGCCGCCGGTCGCATTCCGCCTTACTGTCGAGTATTTTTCCTACCTCAATCGCCGGAAAGATCGACCGGATGCGTAGTCACGCCGGAGATATTGATCGTTCGCTCAATTATTTCTGCTATTTCTGTCATGCGCGCGTCGGGCGTCCGAACAATTTGGTTGACGAGGAAAAAATACATGTCTTCATCCAGTTCCGGCGGCTTTTCAATGTCGCGCACTCTGATTTTTCCTTTTTTCATAATAACACCTCCTGCATATATATTTTGCCCTCGCGGGCAAAATATACGACGAGGAGGCGGTTATATGTTATTTGCAGAGCTGCAGCGGGCAATTGAGCACGCCCGCGAAGAAGTAGAAGCGTTTCGCCGCACAAGCGAAAATCCCGAACGAATCCGGCTTGCACATGAGTATGTCAAGACGTTTGAGGTGCTCGACAGGATATATCAACCGATATTGCGCAACGACGATTGCCCCGTCGCGCGCCTCAAAGCCGCGACGAAGCACCTCGCCGACATCAGCGTTCGGCTCCGGGTGTTTCCGCATTGTTCATAGTAGGGTGGCTTACGCCGCCCTATTCTTGCGGCCGGTAGTGGCGGATACCGATTATCACAATATCGGGATGCGCAGGATCGCACCGCGCGCCCAAGTACCGATCCGCCAGCGCACGATAACCCAGATCGTCGGCGTCGCACGTGCGCCCGTCGTCGAGATGTATCGTCGTCCAATAATACGTAACGACGTCCCCGCTCGGGAGCTGCGCATACGCAACCAGCGCGAGCCGATCTCCGTAACTGTCGATTCGGGGTGTTCCCATGCCGTGCGTTGCGGCCTCGATCTCGTCTAAGTCGATCGTGTCGTCGGATATGCAGTTGACATAGATGCGTGCCATACAGCGATCCCTCCCTAATATAGTTTGCGCAGCACCAGGCGGCGTATACGCTATGGGCGCAAAAAGAGAGAGGGCTTGCGCCCTCTCTTGCTTGTTGCCTCATTCTTCATCCGCTGTGTAGTGCAGCGGGATCACATCATAAGGGTTGTCCCAATCGCAATAGACCTCCTGCGTGCCGCACAATATGTCCGGGGGTTCCGGCTCGCGCTTGCTTTCATCCCGCGCTTCCCGGCGTCGATCTTCCCACTCCTCTATTAATGCCACTATTTCCGGGCGCAGATGCCATATAACGCTGTACACGTTGCGGTCGGAGTCGATTGCTAGTGCTTCGTAATATTCCTGCTCGTCGTTTCCGCTGGCATATGGATCTTGCGTGAGCGTGTATTCTTTTCCTTCATACGTGATTTTCATTATTTTTCCTCCTATTGACAGTGCGTCTGTAATGTGCTACAATAAGAGTACAGACGCAATACACTCGTATTGTAGTTTGGGCCTCTCCCCGCGCTGTTATCCTCCAAGATTGCCAGCGTGGGGATTTTTAATTGTTTTTGCGGATCAGCTTTTTAATGGCTTCGCTGGTTTGCAGACCGGCCGCCTTTTCGCGCTCGATCGCGTCGATGACGTCCTGATCTGTGTCGCGTCGGCATTTAAGGCCATACTGAGTATATGTTTTTTTGTTATACCTGGCCTTAACCTCGCTGCTGGTATGGGTTTTTCTCTTTGATTTTTCCTGTCCGGCTATTGACTTTTCCCCTCCTTACTGATATACTGTAACCAAGAGGGCGTAACCTCCTTTCGTTGGCGGTTAGCCCGTAGGGATTATACTCTAATCATAGAGCCGTCACCTGCCGGGGTGGCGGTTCTGCTTTTTAACTCTAATCGTTACTGTTAATCCTAAGATATGTAACGTTATCGTTATTGGCATGTGCATTCACCTCGCTTTCGCTTGGTGTAGCTAACCGCCGCGCCTCTCTTGATTACATCCATAGTATAACACATACGCTAACGTATGTCAATAGGTTTTCGAAAGAAATATTGTACAAATATCATTACTATAAATTGTGCAATATGTATAGAGCAAACGAGGGGTTGCAATTTGCGAAACGATTGATCTATAATAAGGTATCAAGCGGAGAGGGGCGTAATATATGACGGCGCGGGAGTATCTGGGGCAACTGTATCAGCGGGATATACAGATCGACAGCAGGCTGGCGGAGTTGGAGCGCCTGCAAGAACTGTCGACGCAGATCACGACCAGGCTGCGGCCGGTAGCTGTACAGGGCGGGCGGCGTGCAGACAGGGTGGCCAGTACGATTGCCAAGATGGTTGACCTGGATAACGAGATCAATGATGAGGTGGATGCATATGTAGACCTGCAGGCAGAGATGCGTGGGCGGATCGACGCGCTGTGCAATGAGGATTACCGCATATTGCTGCGGCTGCGGTACATCAACTATATGACATGGGAGCAGATCGCCGAGCAGATGGGACGCAGCACGCAATGGGTGTATGTGCTGCACAAGCGGGCGCTGGAGGATTTTGCGCGTGTATATCGTATGGATGATTGCCCGCGCAAAAAAATGTGCGCGAGCACTTGATGATAATTGAGTATAATTGATGGTAATTGATGTTGCAGATGTGATATAATTATAATGCGAGATACCGGAGGGAGCGATCCAGCCGGTATTTTTCTATGCCGCGAGGGAGGATAAGGAGAGCATGGCGCGGGATTTCGCAAGACCGTTCTACGATTCGGCGCGTTGGCGTCGATGTAAGGATGCATACATCGCGGAGTGTGTTGCGATGGACGGCGGGCTGTGTGAGTATTGCAGGAGTGTGCCGGGAGAGATCGTGCATCATGTGATATGGCTGACGCCAGATAATATCCACGACCCGGGGATCGCATTGGCACGCGACAATCTGCGGTATGCGTGCAGGGATTGCCACAACAAGATACCCGATCCGGCTGATCCGGAGGCATCGCCGGTGTACATCTGGGACGCCAACGGGGAGCCGGTGCGGCTGCGGTGAGGCTCGGTTTACATAATGCACACCCCCCCCATAACGGGGCGTAGGGCCGATTTTCGGCGACCGTAGCACAGACAAGATTGGAATACGCGGCTCGCACGCGAGTCCCCCCTGCCTAAAAAGGAGATGAAAGCATGGGCAAGAAAGCGGAATCTGTAAAGATCAAAAGCAAAGAGGAACGAATCAAGGAAGAGAAGCAGCGGCTTGCGGAATTTTACGCGGACATGGAGCCGGCGAAGAAAGGGATCGCCGCCGGGCTGATTGAGCGCGCCGCTTTTATGCGTGTGCAGTGCGAGGACTTGGAACGCTACCTGAATGAAAACGGATGGACGGAACCGTTTTCGCAGGGCAATCAAGAGCCGTATGATCGTGCGAGGCCGCAGGGGCAGACCTATAATACGCTCAACGCGAATTATCAGAAGATCATCAAGCAGCTCGACACGATGCTTCCGCCGGCGGATAAGCCGGAACAGGATGCGGATGGGTTTGACGAGTTTGCTGCGCGCCGTGGGTAAACGCATGGATAGACCAGTCCCTGGGATGGTGCGCTACGACGACGACTATAACCCGATCCTCCTGTATCACGAGGAGATCGTTTCCGGCAGAGAAGTCGTACCGAAAAAGATAGCGCGGCTGGTAAAAAAACTTGTCCGGGATATACAAAACCCAGGCAAGTATTTTTATTCCCCTGCGCGCGCCAACCACATGCTGGAGTTCGCGGAAAATTATTGTCGTCATTCCAAAGGTGAGCTTGGCGGGCAGAAGATTCGGCTGGAGCTTTGGGAAAAAGCGTTTTTGGCTTCTGCATTTGGTTTTATCGACGCGCGGGGATACCGACAATACCGGGAAGTTATCCTGCTTGTCGGAAAGAAGAACGGGAAGTCGCTGCTTGCGTCCATCATCGGCCTGTATCTCATGGTGGCGGACGGAGAGCCGGGCGCAGAAATCTATGCGCTCGCGACAAAGCGCGACCAGGCAAAAATCATTTGGGGGGAGGCGCGCCGTATGGTGCGCCAGTCGCCGGAGCTGCGCAGACGGATCAAAACGCTCGTAGGTGAAATGACATACGAGGCGAGCAACGCCATATTCCGACCGTTGGCGTCGGATAAGGACACGCTCGATGGGCTGAACGTGTCCGGGGCAATGATGGACGAAATCCAGCAGTGGAAAAGCGGCAATGATCTGTATGATATAATCGCACGCGGTGTGTCCGCACGCAGGCAGCCCATGATCCTTATCACCTCTACATCCGGCGTGATCCGGGGTGATTTTTACGACGATAAATATGACGAGGCGGCGGAGGTCATCAAGGGCTATGACGATCCGAACGGTCGTAAGAACGAACGGCTGCTGCCTTGGGTCTACGAGCTCGACAAGCGGTCGGAGTGGACGGACCCGTCCTGCTGGAAAAAGGCAAATCCGGGGCTTGGAACGATCAAGAACGCCGAAACGCTCGCAGAGGAGGTGGAGAAAGCACGGCACAATCCGGCGCGGCTCAAGAACCTGCTGTGCAAGGATTTCAACATCCCCGAAACAGCCGGCGGCGCTTGGATGGAGCCGGAGCAATTCGAAAACAAGGCACGCTTCTGTTACCGGGAGCTGCGCCCGCGTTACGGGATCGGCGGCGTCGACCTGTCGTCCACAACCGACCTGACAGCCGCAAAGGTGATTTTCAGGGTCCCGGGCGACGAGCATATTTACGTGCTGTCGATGTATTGGATTCCAAGCGACACGGTCGAAAAGCACGTGCATGAGGATCATATCCCCTACGACCTCTTTATACAAAAGGGGCTGATGCGCACGGTGCCGGGGAACAAAATCATCAAGTCCTACGTTACGGATTGGTTTAAGGAAATCCGATATGATTATGACATATACCTGCCGTGGATCGGATATGACGCGTGGTCGTCGGAGGATTGGGTGGATGAGATGCGCGGCGTCTTTGGCGCGGAGGCGATGGTGCCGGTGCGGCAGGGCAAGCGCACGTTTTCCACGCCGATGCGGGAGCTGCAGGCGGATTTTGAAAAGCGGCTGATCGTGTACAACAATAACCCACTCGACCGTTGGTGTTTTGGCAATACCGCGAAGGACGAGGACATCAACGGCAATATCCAGCCGGTGCATTCGACGGTGGCGACGCGCAGGGTCGACGGGATGTTCGCGCTGTTGGATGCGTATGTGGTGTATCTCGACAACAAATCGGAGTACGAATACATGATTTGAGGTGATAAAGCTGAATGGGAATTATATCAAAGCTGCGCAATCAAAAGGTCGAGCAGACCCGTATCCAAATGGTCACGGAGCGCGGGAATGGATATTATGAGTGGGACGGCAAGCTGTATCAGTCTGATATTGTGCGCGCCTGTATCCGCCCGAAGATCAAGGCGTGCGGGAAGCTCGTCGCGAAGCATATCCGTCGCACGGAAAAGCCGGATGGAGGCACAGACCTTGCGGTAAACCCGGAGCCGTATATCCGTTTTTTGCTGGAAGAGCCGAATCCGTATATGACCATGCAGAAGCTGATGGAAAAGCTAGCTGCGCAGCTCTGTCTCAACGGAAACGCGTTTGCGGCGGTGATCCGGGACGAAAACGATCTGCCGCGCGAGATTTATCCGATACCGGCGGCGTCTGCGGAGGCGATCTATGACAATACCGGCCGGCTGTATCTGCGTTTTCTGTTTTATAACGGCAAGCAGTATACATTTCCGTATACCGACGTGATCCATTTGCGGGAAAACTTCTGCGCGAACGATATATTCGGAACGGGCCCAGCGCCGGCGCTCGTGCCGCTGATGCGCGTCATCTCGACGATCGACCAGGGCATAGTTCACGCGATTAAAAATTCGGGGGTGATCCGGTGGCTGCTGCGCGTACCGGTGTCGACACGCAGGGAGGATCTAAAACAGCAGGCGCGGGCGTTTGCAGAGAGTTTTTTGTCTACGGAAAACGACTGGCTCGGCGTGGCCGCCGTTGATCCGTCTTCGGATGCCAAACAGGTAGAGCCGAAGGATTACGTTCCAAACGCCGCGTTGGTCGACCGCACCACCGACCGTATCTACTCGCTGATCGGGGTAAATAAAAAGATCGTGCAGTCCGATTACGATGAAGACGAGTGGAACGCGTATTACGAGGCCGAAATCGAGCCGGTCGTCATAGAAGCGTCCGGGGAATTTTCGCGCAAACTGTTTTCCCGGCGGGAACGCGGATGTGGAAACAGCATCGCGTTTGAGGCCGCGAACCTCGCTACGGCGAGTATGACGACAAAGCTTGGTTTACAGGCGATGGTAGACCGCGGCGCGATGCTGCCGAACGAATGGCGCGCCGTGCTCGGCCTCGCGCCTGTCGAGGGCGGCGACAAGCCGATCCGGCGGCTGGATACCGAGCCGGTCGAGGAAACAGACGTAAAGCAGGAAAAAGAGGAAGGAGGAACAGAAAACGAAAATCCAGATCAAGGGCGCGATCGTCCCAAACGACGACAGAAACGTGTATGAGTTTTGCAGCATGGACGCGGTGTGCCCCCGTGAGGTGCAGGATGCGTTGGAGCGCGCACGCGGGGAGCCGGTGGACGTGTACATCAATTCCCCCGGCGGCGACGTGTTTTCCGCCAGCGAGATTTACGCGGCGCTGGTAGCATACACGGGAAGCGTCCAAATCCACGGCGTGGGCCAGGTCGCCAGCGCGGCGAGCGTGATCCTTTGCGCAGGTCAAAGCGATATTACACCGACTGGTATGGTGATGATCCATAACGTTTCCGGCGGCGCGCGCGGGGATTACCATACGATGGACAAAGCGAGCGAATTGCTGCAGAAGGCCAACCGCGCCGTTGTTGCCGCGTACGTGCGTAAGACCGGCAAACCCGAAAACGAGGTGCTTGCCATGATGGACCGGGAAACATGGATGACCGCAGCGGAGGCGGTAGAACTCGGGCTGGTCGACAGCATCGCACAGGGCGGCGTGCAGCTTACGGCTTCCGCCGGCGGGATGCTGCCGCGTGAAACAATCGAAAAGCTGCGAAACACGGTTTTGCGTCCGCCCAAAAACAGGGCGGATTTGTTATTTGCGAAAGCAGCTCTTAAATTACTAAAAATGAAAAGGAGTATCGACGTATGAACAAGAAACAGTATCTGGAAAAGCGCAATGGTCTGCTTGCGGAGGCGCAAGCCTGTATCGACGACGGGAGGCTGGAGGACTTCGAAGCGAAAAAGGCGGAGATCGAGGCGCTGGATGAACAGTTTGAAAACGCAGCGACGGCGCAGGCGAATTTGGAGGCGGTGCGCGACCAGGCGCGCGTGACGGACTTGTCCGCGCATTCCGTACAGGTGCACGGCACTGTCGCGGAAACGATGAACGACGCCGCTTCTATGGACGATCCGCTGAATACTACGGAATACAGGACGGCATTCATGAATCACGTCGTTTCCGGCGTAAATTTGCCGGCGGAGTTCCGCAATGCGGATCAGAACACGAAGACCGGCGACGTAGGCGTGCTGATCCCGACCACGATCATGCAGCGGATCATCGAGAAAATCGAAAGCAAGGGAATGATCCTGCCGCTCGTGACGCGCACGGCGTATAAGGGCGGCGTGAAGATTCCGACGTCCTCGGTCAAACCGACCGCGTCGTGGGTCTCGGAAGGCGCAGGAAGTCCGAAACAGAAGAAGACCATCGGGTACATCGATTTCGCGTACAACAAGCTGCGCTGCGCGATCTCTGTGAGCCTGGAGACCGATGTCATGGCGCTGCCGGTCTTCGAGGCGACGTTCGTCGCCAACGTGTCCGAGGCGATGCTGATCGCGCTGGAGCGGTCGATTGTTTCCGGTACCGGAAACGGGCAGCCGAAGGGCATTCTGGCAGAGACGCCGGAGGCCGGGCAGGCGCTGGAGATTGCCGCCGGCGACAAACTGTCCTACAACACGCTCATCGATGCCGAGGCGGCGTTGCCGCTGGCATACGAGAGCGGCGCGGTCTGGATGATGACCAAAAAGTCCTTTATGACGTTCGCCGGTATGGTGGACGCCAACAAGCAGCCGATCGCGCGGGTCAACTACGGTATCGGCGGCCAGCCGGAACGCACGCTGCTCGGCCGGTCGGTCGTACTGACGGAGTACATGGATTCCTATGCGGATACGGCTGCGTCGGATACGCTGTTCGCGGCGCTGTTCAATTTCAAGGATTACGTGCTCAACACCAACCTCAACGTGACCGTCAAGCGGTACGAGGACAACGAGACCGACGACCAGGTGATGAAGGCGATCATGCTGGTGGACGGCAAGGTTGTGGATAAGCGCAGCCTCGTCACGCTGACGAAGAAGGCATCCGCATAAAGGAGGGTTTTCAATGGCGCTTTGGGAGGAGATGAAGCTGCGGCTGCGCATCCGCTCGGATGCGTTCGATGAGGAGATCATCTCCCTCATCGACGCCTGCAAGCTGGACTTACAGGGCGCGGGCGTGGAACGTATCGACGAGGACGACGCGCTCATCAAAGCGGCCGTAAGCCTGTACCTGAAAGCAAACTTCGGACTATCTGAGGATCAGGAGCGGTACCGCGAGGCGTATGACGGTATCAAGGTCGCGCTCAAGCTCAACGGCAGTTACGGAGGTGTGCCATGTACGGATGCGACGAAATCACCCTGATCCAAGTCCAAAGCGAGGAGCCGGGAACAAGCGGGTATCCGGTCATTACCGAAACGCAGCGCACCGTTTACGCCGACCGGAAGTGGACGAGGCGCAGCGAGTTCTACGAGGCCCGGAAGCAGGGTGTAGAACTGACGCACGCGTTCGAGCTGTGGTGCGCGGACTACGAGGGCGAACAGGAGCTGCTATACGAAGGCAAGCGTTACGCTGTCGAGCGCGCCTACAGCGAAAACGGCGAGCGCATACGGCTGGAATGCTACGAGGTGCGTTAAATGACAGTCAATGAAAAAATCATTGCGGCGCTGTCCCCGGTCGTACCGGTCGTCGTGCCGGGCGTGTACCGTCCCATAAAGGGCGCGGGCGCGAAGGAGTATATCGATTTTTCATATACCTCCAGCCCGGCCGATTTTGCGGACGATACGCCGGACGCGGAGGTGTACCAGGTCATCGTGCGGTATACCTGCCCGCCCCGGCAGGACAGCCTTGCCACGCGGCGCAGGATCAAGCGCGCGATTGCCGGGATCGAGGGCGGCGTCTGGCCGTCTGAAATCGACATCAGCGATGAGGACGCGCAGGGCTACGCCTACGAGTTCGAGCTTGCCTGCCCGATCGAGGAGGACGTATAATGGCACGGGTTAAGGTCAACGGGGCGTCCAGCCTCAAAATGTCGCTGGAACGCCTCGCGGAGATTCCCGACGATGTGACGGACGCGATGCTTTACGCAGGCGCACGCGTCGCGGTACGGAGCATCCGGCAAAAGGGTGAGGCGTACCATGTAAAGGACACCGGTCATACGCTGGAATCGCTCGGATACAACAAGCCCAGACGCGGGAAGAATGGCGACAAAAGTATAACGATCACGTTCAAGGGCAAACGCGCCGACCGGCCGAAGCTGCGGAGCGCGGAGATCGCGTTTTACAACGAATACGGCGTCCCGAAGCGCGGTATTCCGCCCCGTCCGTTTGTACGCGACGGAGTGAACGCCGCGATCGGCGACATCAACGAAGCGGTGGACGAATCATATCAAAAACATTTTGACAAAGCAATGGAGGAGTAATTTATGGCGAAGATCGGACTGGTTTCATTATATTTCGCGCCTTTCGCGGCGGCGGAAACAGACACGGCGGAGCCGACCTATAAAGGCGGCGTAAAAATTGGGAAGGCGGTGCGCGCGAACCTCTCCGTGCAGCGCTCCACGGAATCCTTTTACGCGGACGACATGCTGACCGAGCAGGTGGACGAATTTACGTCCGGCACCCTTGCGCTTTCCTCGGCGTCGCTGGACGATGCCGCCGCGACGCTGATATACGGTTACGCGCCGGCGGAAGGCGAAGAGTTTGCGGATACGACGGACAACAAGTCCCCCTATGGCGGGTGCGGATACGTGCAGAAGCTGATGCGGGGCGGCGTCAAATATTATCGCGCGGTGGTGTTCCCCAAAGTGCGCGCCTCTGTATCGGACGACAACGCGGAGACAAAGGGCGCGAATGTATCCTATCAGGCGGAGGACATCAGCCTAACGGTGTTTCCGACGCTGGGAGGCGGGACTTGGCGGTATCGCAAGACCTTTGACACGCTTGCCGCCGCAGAAGCGTGGATCAAAGAAAAATTGAGCATCACCGCCGCGCCGTCGGTATGAACCGGGGCGTCTACTGCGAGATCGGCGGCGCGCGGTATTACCTGCTGTATAACCGGATCGCAAAAGAGCGCGCGGACCGCGAATGCAAAACAGGATGGGAGGCCCGGCTGTGTCTGAACACGGAATCGGGCCTCCATGCCCTTTATACGGCGGCCTCCGCCCTGATTGAAGGCGGGGAGCTGGCGCGGCGGTATCTCGGGTACGGCAACGGGGGCATCCCCTCCGCGCCGGAGCTCGCGGAAATCGTAAAGGCGCGGGATATTCCCGCACTGCGCTGTGCGGTTTACGAGTGCATCAACGCAGGCGTTGCGACGGAGCAGGACGACGAAGAGATCGATCTGGAATTGCTGGAAATAGAGCGGGAGCAGCGTGATCGGACCGACGCGGACGAACGCGCGGCATACATCAAGCTGGGCAGGCTTGCGGGCCTGACGGAAAAGGAAACATTGCTCGCTTCGATCGGGACGGTGATCGATCTGTTCGAGCAGTACGTTCGCATGATTGGCGTCAAAAAGGAGGACAACTGATATGGCAAAGGGCGCGACGCGGGTCGTCAGCACGGTGCTGCGGCTTGAGGGAGAGGATCAATATACCGCCGCCCTGCGGAAAGCGGGTTCGGAAGTAGGGCGATACGACAAAGAGATCAAAAAGCTGGATACGCAATTTGCAGATCAGCGGAATACGCTGGAGGTTCTTACTAAGCGAACGGATTTACTGTCCGATCAGTATGAGGCCCAAAAAAACGCTGTTGTGACGCTCAATGAAGCTAAAAATCAAGCAATTTTGAAGGAACGAGATATACAAGTCGGAATTGAAAACAACGCAAGGCTGATAAAAAATTTTATTGCCTTGCAGCAACAATATGGAAACTCTTTTGATGTTGAGGGGCAGAAGATCACAGACGCGAATAAAGCGATAAAAGAGCTCCAACGCGATATGGAAATATCAATAGAACAACATCAAAAGGCCGAAAATGCGGTCAATAAATGGAGCGCCGCATTTGCCAACGCTGAAGCAAAGCTGAATAGTATTCGTGCGGAGGGACTTTTAAATCAGCAGTATATGGAAGAAGCGGCTGCAAGCACAGACAAATGCGCTTCTTCAATCAATAAATACGGCCAGCTTACCTACAAAAACACCGTATTAACACAGGAAAACGCATATATCACGCGCGCCGCGGCAGAGGGGGCTTCCAGGCTTGGAAATGCCTTTGGGTACAATACTTCAGTATTAAATGAGGCCGCAAACTCTGTCTTTTGGTACATGCAGTCAATTCGTATGTCTAAGCAGGCTATAGACGATGAAACGGCCGCGTTGGTACGGAGGAATGCAGCTTTAACGCTTGGAATCAGTCTTGCGATCAGTGTTGCAAGCGCAATCATTTCCTATGTACGCTCCAGTAAGGACGCATCAGACGAAACGCAAACGCTCGCGGAACAGGTGGAGGCTCTCGCCAAATCGTATAAAGAAGCGTTGAAAAGCATTGAGAGTACAAAACAGGCGGGCATGGCGGAGCTGGAGCTGACCGATGACCTGATCGATCGGTATGAAGCGCTCAACGCAAAACAAAGCCTGAACAGCACGGAGCAGACCGAACTTGCAAACGTGGTCGGAACTCTGCAGCGCGTGTACAAGGACCTGGATTGGCAGCTGGACAGCACGACGGGAAAATGGAACGTGCAAATTGATACATTGCGTAGGACGCGCGAGGAAATGCGCAGGCAGATCGAGATGCAGGCCCTATACGATCAAGCGTTGGAAGCGCAAAAAAATGTGCTTATTGCACGTCAAATAATTGAAGAAGAGTACGGGAAAACAGTAGAGGATTTTTTAGATAATTATCATAAAAAATACGCGGATGAACTGTCGAAAACGAGCCTAGAGGATCGTCTGTTGTACGGTGCACCAATTACACTACCTCGCCAAATGATGAGTGGAAAATTAAAGGACATGTACGATATTGCAATGTCTTTGTACCGGGCAGAGGAACGTGTCAAAAATTTTTACACGGAAGTTGAAAACGGCTCAAAAACAACCGGCGACGCGTTGGACGCGCTTGGAAAGAGCGCGGAGGATACCGAGGTTTCTATAGACAGCTATACCGAAAGCCTTTCGAACTTGAAAGGCGCACTGTCAGATGCTGCGGGGGCGCTGCGGGAAATGGGAGAGAACGGAGAGATCTCGCTGGATACGATGCTCTCCCTGCTCGAGACCGACGCGGCCTACGCGGGGGCGCTGGAGATCAAAAACGGGAAGATCAGGCTGAACGCCGCCGCCCTGAAGGAGATCGCGCTGGCGCAGCTCGAGGCGGCCAGAGCGGAGATCGAGGCCGCGAAGTCGACGGCGCAGGTCACGCTGGAGCAGGAGGAGGACAAGCAGAACGCGATTCTCGAGACGCTGCGGTTGCACAATGAAGCCGCGAAATCCATGCTGTTTGGCCTGCAACATACAGCGCCGCTCGAAGAACGCATCAAAACGGAACAGCTTACCGCTTTAGAAGAACAAATCCGCAAAACGGACGCCGCGATCGCGGAGGCGGAGGGAAAAATACAGGGCGCGCGGGATCAGGTCGGCGCCTACGACCTGCAGCTCGAGGCGCTCGACGGGATTTACAAGCAGATCGAACAGAGCGGCGTCGCCGCGTTCGACGCGCCGCGCAAAGCAGCGGAGGAAGCGGGCAAGCAGGCGGAGGAAAACGTCCGGCAGCTCGATACGCTCGGAAACGCGGTCGTGACCGCGCTCAAGGAGAAATACAAGGAAGCGCAGGACGCGGAGAGCGCCGCCCTCAAGCAATCCATCGAAAACGTCAAGCGCTGGGAGGAGGAACAGGTCTCCGCGATCCAGAGCGAGATCGACGCGCTCGACCGGCTCGAGCAGAAGGAGCAGGACGAGGCGCGCGCGGCGGAGCTGAAGGAAAAGGCGGACGCGCTGCAATACAAGCTGCGCTTCGAGACCGACGCGTACAACCGCGCGGAGCTCGAAAAGCAGTACAACGCCGCCGTGCAGGAATACGAGGACGAGCTGGCGGCGCAGCGGAAGGAAGCGTATAAGGAATCGCTCCGGGCGCAGATCGAAGCCGTAAAGGAGCAGGCGGAGGGAAAGCGGGAAGGGTTGGAAACGCAGCTTCAGGAGATCGAGGACGCGTATGCGCGGCTGACCGAAACGGCGGCGCTGGAAGCGGAGGCGCACCGGCTGATTGTGGAAAACGGGCAGGAGGAGATCATCGAGCTGCTGCGGCGGTACAACGCCGAATACTTCAAGCTGGGCCAATCGATGGGCGAGCTGATGGCGGCGGGGCTTTCCGACGCGTACATCGAAAGCCTGCTCGGCAGCATCCAAAAGAGCGCCGCGCATTACGAATCCGCTCTGCGGCGCGCGGCGCAATATGAATACGAGGCGGGGAAGAAGGCCGTATCGAACGCATCGGCACAGGCGCGGGTGGCGACGGTGCAGATCGAGAACCTGACGATCACCTCGCCCAGCCTGACGGACACCGCCGGCAAGAAGAAGGCCGCGAACGACATCATGCGCTATCTCGCCGACGCCCTGGCGAATTAGGCTAATTAGAAAAAGCGATCCGAACCTGCGCAGATTCGGATCGCTTTATCATTACGAAAGCAACGCCCATACACCGATAAAAAGAGATAATACCAACAACACGATAAAAATTGCGAGCATTGTGGAAAGCGTGGACTTGATCGATTTGAGATAATAGACGGCTCTAAGTCGTAAAAATTCATCACCGAGTTGACGGTCTTCCTCCGCTTCATAGCGAAAGAAAAAGCCGGTCTCGTCGTAATATACTCCTTCCGGCAGGAGCTTTCCCTCCTGCATAGCTAACTTGAATTGTTCGTGTTCTTCTTTTGAGCAGATATGTCGGTTCAAAAGTCCTAGTTCACGTTTCATTTCTCTTGCGCTATCCCTTAAACTTGCCATTATGTAACCTCCTCATGTTCATGTTGTTAAATATACAATATCACAATGATAGCAGTTTGTCAAGAAAGGGCGTGATCTATTGGATCGGCTTATATATATCCCGCCGGGAACGGACGAAAACGACACGGAAAACACGCTGGAGCTGGGCGGGATGACACCCTGCCGGCTCGCCTCGCTCACGGGGCTCGGGGCGGTGGAAACGAACGCGGTCACCATGCGTATGGCGGGGCAGGACGGCGCGCACCTGCAAAACGTGACGCTGGGGCCGCGCACGGTCGCGGCAGCGGTCAAGATCGTCGGGCGCAGCCGCGCAGAGATGCTCGCATACCGGGAGCGGCTCATCCGCATCCTGAACCCGAAGCGCGGCGCGGGCACGCTGTATTACGAAAACGGGCGCGGGCGGTACCGGATCGAGGCCGTCGCGACGCAGTACGGCGCGCAGGGGGAGGACGCCGTTTCGCGCGTGGGGAACGTGACGGTGGAGTTCTTCTGCGCTTCCCCCTACTGGTACGCGGCGGACGCGCAGCGCGTCCGGCTCTACGAATACCGGGCGGGGGACGCGTTCCCGGCCTCCTTCCCGCTCACGCTGCAGAACACCTGGTATACGCCTGTGGTCGTGTGCGGCGCGCCGTCGGAGGTGGATACGACGGTCGCCGCTTCCGGGCCGTTCCGGGATTTTACGGTCGTCAACCGGCGGGAGGGGCAGCGCCTGACCGTGCGCGGGGCGGTGGAGCGCGGCGAAACGCTCATACTGGAGGGCGCGAAGGAGCGCGCGTATATTCTGCGCCCGGACGGCGCCGTGCAGGCGGTCGTGCCGGAATACGGATACGCCTACCCTTCGGTGCGGAACGGGATCAACGAGCTCGGCGTCGCGTTCGGCATCGCGGGGGACGGCGCGGCGGTCACGCTCGAATGGGCGGACAAATACGCGGGGCTGTAAAGAAAGGAAGGATGAAACATCATGCTCACACCGCCGAAGCTGTACATGCTCGACCGTTCACTGCGCCGGCTGGGGCCGGTGCCGCGCTACAGCTCGTATGTCTACCGCCGCTCCTACGCCTCGATCGGGGAGGCCTGGACGCTGACGGTCCCTTTTGCGCCGGGGGACGATCTTTCGCTCTTCGCGCCGGGGAATTTTTTATATGATCCCGACCCGCGCCGGCCGCGCGGCGGGATCGTGACCGGCCTGACGCTGACGGAGGGGGAGCAGGACGAGGTGACGGTGACCGGGTATCCCTGCGACTGGCTGGTTTCGCTGCGGCTGAATCTGCGTCCGGGCGACGACGCGCTGGCGCGGCGCAATTACGGGTACGACCCGGTCCCCTACGCGGGCGCGGGCGGCGCGGTGGGGCGCGTGCCGGCGGAAACCGCGCTGAAGGCCTACGCCGCGCGGCATATGACGGCCCCGGAGGACGCGAAGCGGCGGATTCCATACCTCTCCATCGCGCCCGACCGGGGGCGCGGGAAGGCGCTCGCATACCTGGCGGAAAACGGCGACCGACTGCAGGATACGCTCGAGAACCTCTGCATCGCCTCCGGGCTGGGCTACGAGATCGCGCTCGCGGAGGGCGGCATGACCTTCGACATCGTGGAGGGCCGCGATCTGACGCGCAGCGGCAGGCGCGCGCGGGCGGTGGTGTTCTCGGTCTCGCGCGCGAACGTTTCGACGCTCTCCTACGAGACGGGGAACGGGGATTACAAAAACTGCGCCTACGCGCTCGGGGAGGAGCTGGAGGGCGGCCTGCGCGCGATGCTGGCGGTCACACAGGAGGAAGCGGTCCCGGCCGGAACCGGACGGATCGAAACGCTCGTGGACTGCGGGAGCCTTTCCGCCGTGGAGACGGATACGGCGCTCTCCATGCAGGCGAAGGCCGTACAGGAGCTGCGGAAGACGGCGCAAATCGAGACCGTGACGGCGGAGGCGGTATCGACCGAACGCTTCGCGTATCTGGACGATTGGGACCTGGGCGACGTCGTTTCGGTGGATATCCCGAAATACGGAATCACGGCGGACATGCGCATCACGGGCGTGGAGGAGCGGTACGAACCGGACGACCTGCGCGTCGTCCCCATTCTGGGCGAAACGGTCGATTCCCGCAAGCGCCTGCTCCGGACGATCAAAACCATTTCAAGATAAACAGGGAGGAATATCGATGAAATTTGAATTTCCGGCGAAGTCCGTTTCCGCCTCCGAAATCGCGGCGGTGCTGAAGAATGCGCTGCCCGACGGGGTGTTTGGAAAATATGATCTTCGTGTATCGGCAGACGCAAGTGCAACGGTTTTTACGGTGTCTCCCGGATCGGCAGTCCTGAACGGCTATGTGCTGGTTATGGACGACCCGGTATCCGTCACGCGACCGACCCATATGTCCGAGGCATGCTATATCAAACTGCGGCATGATAAAACGCAACCGGTGAACAATCAGTTTTCCTTTGTGCTAGAAACAACGCGCGCAAAGGATAACGGTACCGTTACGGAAATGGAACTGTTGTATGTAGGGCCAACGGATGTCATGGTAGATCAGAGGATTTGTGTGCGCCCCCGTATGGCAGGACAATACCATTACTATTATTTGGATAACGGCGGAATAAGGTTACAGGCTAACGTGGGGGAAATAGCGGCTGTGATGGTTATATCCGGGTTGAATACAAACACGCCCAAATACGCGATGTATTATAACGACGGCGTGCATGGTACTAAACCGGATGATGGTATAGTGGAAATCATGGAGAATCAAGTGTGGATTAAAAATACAGCGCTGGGAGGCCCCGTTCCCCCGCTGATCATATCGGTGTACACGAGGGATCTGTTTAGCGTACACGGCGCTGATGCAGTCGGATAAGGAGGCAAAACGATGCGGAAAATCAACATCCAGGCGGACGCGGTGACGCTCACGCCGGACGTCACGGCGGCGGGATACGCGGGGGAACACCTGAGCACGGCGCTGCATATCGCGCTGGACGACATGCTTGCGGGCGAAGGGTACGAATACCGGCTGGTCCTCCAGACGGCGCAGCAGCGCCCGCGCAGGGACGGGTTCGTGACCGATCTTTTGCAGCCGGAGGCGGGGACGCTCGCCTACACGCTGCCGAACTGTGTCATGGTGCAGGGCACGCTGGGCTTACAGCTCCGGGTGTACGAGCCGGAGACGGGGAAGCTGCTCTACACGCCCTGCTGTACGCCTGCGCTGGCCGTCGGCGCTTCGCTGGTACGGGGGCAGGAACAGGAACTCCACTACAACGGGCTGCTGGAGGAGCATATCGCCGCACTGAATCAATTCGCCGCAGCGGCGGACAGCGCGGCGCAGGGCGCGAACACGGCCGCCGAGCTGGCGCTGGACGCGGCGACGGAAGCGGAAACGCGAACGAGCCAAGTGATTGAGAACACGAATGCCGCCGCAGCGCAGGCGACGGAAGCGGCCAACGACGCGAAAACAGCAACGACGGAGTTGCGTGAAACGCTCGGAACGGACATCCTGACGGATGAGGTGTATGCGGAGTACGAGGATCAGGCCAATATGTTTCTCGCGGCCATCGCGGGGGGCAGCGGGCTCACGGTGACGTCTTGGCGGGATGCGCAGCAAGTCACGCGGCTTGGGTTGGCGGGCCGTATGTTCGGGTGCGGCGGCGCGCTGGTCTGCGGGCACAGCAAGTACGGCACGCTGACGTGGGACATCATCGGCAACGATCAGGACGTCCCGTCCGATCCTGCATTGTCCCACGCCCTGCCGCTCCAACTGCGGTATTTGCCGGAGATGATTCAGTTCGATGGCGCGGAAGCATTATACAGCGCGGACGAGGCACTGCCCGCCGGTACATATAATTTTACGCTGCAATCGGGTTGGGACGTGGATTGGGGCGGCGGGAAGACGTATCAATTCACACTTTCCCAGCCCCTCCCGGCGGGCGGCCAAATCGTTTGGCCGTGGGGATACCACCAGCAGGCGCTGGAGGTGCAGGTCATAACATATGCGAGCTGGACGTCCACGACGCCGATTGAGACTGTACCGGTGACGGAAGGAAACGGCGGGACGGCGCTGGAAAGCATCGGCGGCTGCAACAGCACGCAGCGCATCCGTTACGGCAACGGCGCATATATCCTGTCCGCCGAGCGTCAGTGGATCAACAGCGCGGAAAAAGCGGGGAACGTGTGGCACCCGCAGCACAAGTACGACCGGCCGCCGAATTGGGCGGATACGCTCGACGGGTTCCTGTGTGGGATCGACCCTGACTTTTTGGAAGTGATCGGAACGGTCAAGAAGACGACGAAGCTCGCAAATTATGACGGAGGCGGAATTATCACGACGGATGAACGGTTCTTCCTGCTTTCCCGCTCCGAGGTGTTCGGCGACGACGACGGGATCGAGGGCGCGCCGTATCCGTTCTTTTCCGCGCGGGCGAGCGCGGCGACAAACGGTCCGATGGCCGCGCGTATCAAGTACAAGGACGGCGTGGCGCGCGACTGGCATCTGCGCACGCCCGGCGTCGCAACCGGATACAGCACGATGTACGTCCTGCCCGACGGATCGATCGACAACGCCAAGACGGTAATCAACCCGATAGCGGTCGCGCCCGCGTGCTGCATCGTATAAGGGGGGAGGCGAAAACATGGCACAAACAATAGTATCCCGCACAACCTACGTCGAAAAGGCGGCGGTACGAAACAAGCTGCTGATGAACATCGCGTCAAGCCACGGCACCGGAATCAAAATATCGGTGGGATCGTGGAAGGACGTGCAATGGGTCAACCGGCACGGGCTTGCCGCGAAGGAGCTGCGGGTCGGAGACCAATTGCAATGCAGCCACGACACCTACGGCACGCTGACGTGGGACATCGCGGGGTTTGACCGGGACAGACCGTCCGATCCGTCGCTCAAGCACAGCATCGCGCTCAAAACACATGAGCCCGTAGACCATGCTATGTTCGACGCCCCCGAAGCATTGTACGTACCGGAAGAAGAACTCCCTGCTGGGACGTACTGCTTTGCGGTGCCTGTAAACGTGTATGAGGCTGGCACAGAGTGGGGCGGAGGTAAGACGTATCAATTTGTGCTCACACAACCCGTGCCGGCAAAAGGTCAGATATGCATCTCTTGGGGAGTCAACGTCCACGCGTCAGCCGCCAAGATCGTGACCTACAGCGACCCGACGAGCATGACGCCGATCGAGACGGTGCCGGTGACGGAGGGCAGCGGCGGGACGGAGCTGGTGGTCGGACAGGGTGCGCATACCATTGGCAGGGCACGGTTCGGCAACAACGATTATACCTTGTCCGCGATACGCCAATGTATCAACAGCGACAAGGAAGATTGGTGGAAACCACAGCACGATTATGACCGGCCGCCGGATTATGCAGCGACAAAAGCCGGATTCCTCCACGGCATCGACCCGGAGTTTCTCTCCGTGGTCGGTGCGGTCGAACAGACGATACAACGCCTTGCGATAGATGGAGGGAGCGCCACGATCAACGATCGGTTTTTCCTGCCGTCAGAAGCACAGGTGCTCGGGGGCAACGCCTATCCATGCTATGCGCCGAACCACAGCGCCGACCCATCACGCATGATGTATTATAACGGGCAGCCCGCCTCGTGGCAACTACGGGCCCCTAACACATTACTAACGGGTGGGGTTCGTATGGTCGATATGAGAGGGGGCGGGAGTACAACATGGGTCAACAGCGTCCCAAGGGTTGTCCCATTCTGCTGCATCGTATAAGGGGGGGTAAAAAACATGGCACAAACAATAGTATCCCGCACAACCTACGTCGAAAAGGCGGCGGTACGAAACAAGCTGCTGATGAACATCGCGTCAAGCCACGGCACCGGAATCAAAATATCGGTGGGATCGTGGAAGGACGTGCAATGGGTCAACCGGCACGGGCTTGCCGCGAAGGAGCTGCGGGTCGGAGACCAATTGCAATGCAGCCACGACACCTACGGCACGCTGACGTGGGACATCGCGGGGTTTGACCGGGACAGACCGTCCGATCCGTCGCTCAAGCACAGCATCGCGCTCAAAACACATGAGCCCGTAGACCATGCTATGTTCGACGCCCCCGAAGC